AACAGGAAGCCCTTGTCCGGGACCAGCAGGAAGCACGGCTGGCACTGCTCCAGGGAGACCACCGCGACGGTGTCCGTGGGCATGTACCGGTTGAGCATCACGTTCAGCTCACCGAAGTCCGTGATGATCGTGGTGACGTTGACACCGCCGATCGTCCGCGACGTCTCGCGGTAGTTCGAGTCGGTGTTGAAGATCTTCGTCAGCTGCCGCTTCTGGTAGCCGTTGCACATGATCGCCGCGGTCTGCGACTGCATGATCCCGCCGGCCGCCCACACCATCTGCAGCAGGTCCAGGATCAGGTCTCGGTCGAGGGTCGCCCCGGCCGCCGCGATCGCGTTGGTGGAGATCGCCGCGAGGATGCCCCTCGTCTTGCGGGCGGACGCGTTCGTCGCCGGGTTCTGGAACGTCCCGTTGATGAACGTGGTCTCCACGTCGCGGGCGATCTGCACCAGGGCCTGCCTGACCTGCCAGGTGTATTCGTCCATGACCGGGTTCGGGCCGGCGATGCCCACGCTGCCCGGGTGGTTGCTGCCGGTGGAGTTGAACTGCCCGGTCGCGGCGAGCTTGGTGTACGTGATCTCGATGGCTTCCTGGTGGATCTCCAGGACGTTCGTCACGTTGAACCGCACCCGGGACTCCGCCGTCGGGGCGTCCGCACCCTCGACGCGCTGCCTGGTGCTCGACGCGTCCCGCAGGTCGTAGCCCTGCCACTGGAACAGCGTCGAGGTGACCTGCTTGCCGCCGGACAGGCCACCGATCGCGGACAGGAACGGGGTGTCCATCGGGGACGTGGCGAACAGGTCGCCGACGTAGTTCGGCAGGTTGAACGTAGTTCCCTGCCCGGTGATGCCAGCCATGCTGGGCTCCTTTCAGGGCAGGGAATCGTCCTGCCGCTACTTGTTCGGGTTGTTCAGCGCCATCAGCTGCGCGGCCTTCAGGCGCCCGGCCTCGTCCCACTTGCCGGCCTTCTCCGCCGCAGTGATCTGCTCGGCCAGCGACGGCTCTGGCGGGTTGGGCATGCCGCCCGGCCGCAGTTGCTCCACCGGCCGCTTGGACTTGGGCTTGCTGTCACCACCGGCGCCCTGACCAGCCGGGGCGCCGAAGTCAGCCAGCAGCTCGTCGGCGTCCGCCTCCAGCTCTTCCTTCGTGGAGCCGACAAGGCGCTTGGCCTGCGCCGGCGTCAGGCCCTTCGAGCTGGCGACCTCCAGGCGCAGGGCCCGGGTCTCCGCCTTGGCCGCGCGCGTCTCCGCCGCGGTCAGCCGCTCGTTGAGCTTCTCCGCCTCGGACTTCTTGTCTTCCTCGGCCTTCTTCGCCTTGGCTGCCAGCGGCTCCAGTTCCTTGAGCCGGGCCTCCAGGTCCTTGCGCTGCTTCTCGGCCTCGCGCCTCGCCGCGCGCTCAGCGGCGAGGGCCTGCTTGCCCGCATCGCCGAGTTCGCCGCCACCCTCGGCGGCCGGCTGCTGCTGCTCGCCCGTCGCAGGCGGCTGCTGCTGGTTGTTCTCCTGCTCGTCAGCCATCGCAGCTGACCCCTTCCGGTTGATGCATCCGCCGTCGCGGCGGCAACCCCCACATGGCGTGGGGACGTCTTAGGTGTCCTGGCCGGCGACGAACGTCCGCCAGGCGTTGAGCGCGGCCTTCCCGGACTGCCCCCCGGTGGCCTGGTGCCACTGCTGCTGCAACTGCCGGACCTCCGGCGGCTCCGGCTCGTGCTGGTACAGCAACTCCGGCACGCACGAGCACCGGTCGTGCGTCCGGAAGTCCGCGGACTCCCTGGAGTAGACGGCGCCGCGGCCGATCAGCATCAAGCAGAACGCGCACGGGCTGGAGCGGCCGGCCACCCGCCGCCACCCGGCAACCTGCGACCGACCGGAGAACGTGCGCATCGTGGTCTGCCGGGAACCCTGCAGGACCAGACGCGTCGCCGCGCCCTGCAGCTGCGTGGCCATCACCCTGGTGGCCTGCACCTCGGACCCGCTGATGGCCATCTGCGTCTTGAACGCGACCGGTCCCATCACGCGCAGCGCCGTCGCGACCTGCTCCGGGTCGGGCGTCGCGAGGATCGGCGCCAGGTCGACGCCCTGCGCCAGGGCGTGCTGCACCAGGTAGCCGCGGGCGAGCTTGGCCAGCGCGGACTGACCGGTCAGGATCTCGTCCCGCACCTGCGCGCTGATGCTGTCCCACCAGCCGTCGATATCGCTCGTGTCCGCGCGCATGGCCGTGACCCTCAGGCGCTTCGCAATCAGGGCGGCGACCTTAAGAACCTGCGACTGGAACTCCCTCGTCAGGGCCTGCGCCTGCGGGTCCGCCACCGGGCACCCCCCAAAGCGGCTCGATTCCGACCGCGCGCAGGGACTCCGGCCACGACACGTGCCGGACCGCCCGGTCGTCGATGTACTCGCTGGCCGCCAGCTTCCAGTTCGTCACCAGCAGTACGTCCCGCGTGTTCCAGAACGGCTTCCGGCGCCCCCACCACGTGCGCGGCACCCGCGTGGTGCACTCGATGCCACGCCCGGACATGCGCTCGATCCACCGGGCCACCTGCCGCGGCGGCCGGGTCGTGAACACGAACACCGGCCCACGCTGCATGAGCTGCGACAGGCCAATGACCGCACCCGGCGCCCAGTCGCCGTAGATCGTGCCGTCCGCCCAACCCCGCTCGTAGGAGTGGAGCACCCCGTCGAAATCAACTGCCACCGTCGACATCTAGCGTCTCCTCCGCATCTGGCACCGGCGTGCCCTCCGCACCCGGCGGCGGGTTGCCGAGCAGCTGGTTCAGGTCGCCCAGCGCGTCCCGGTCGCCGGCCATCTGCTTCCACCGCTGGATATCGACCTCGGTGACCCCCGGGATCCGCTCCCACAGCGCCTCCGGCGGGACGTCGAGCAGCTGCGCCAACTTGCCCAGGGCGTCGGCGACCTGAGCCAGCGACCGCGGCGTGGTGTCGCGCCACACCACCTGCGCGGACGTGTCCTCCCACGTCGCCTCGTCGCCCATGGCCTTGCCGCACAGACGCAGCAGCTGCTCCGTCGACTCCCCGAACGACGTCTTATGCTCGCCGATGTCAAGCTGGTGGCCGGCCTCCAGCGCGGCCAGGGCCTCCGCGGAGATGTTGGAGACGGAGTTGCCGACGACCAGGGTGTGCGGCGGGATCTGCCGCACCGAGCTGATGAAGAGCAACGTCTTGTCCCGGGAGTCCAGGTACCCGCCCAGGTTCGTCTCGGCGAAGTCCCCGAACTTCGTGTCTGGACTCTCCGCCTGCCACACCCGGTTGACCGCGGCGTTCCACGGCTCGACGGGGTTGCCGTCCTCATCCTCCGGCAGCGCCATGCCCGTGACCCAGCGCTGCCGGAACGCGGCGTACTGCTGCGCCATGAGCAGACCGAACGTCGTCTGGTTCAGCTGCCGCTGCGCCGGGATCATCGGGTAGACGATGCCCTCCGGGCCGTCGTCCAGGTCCTCGTACGAGTCGAGCCACCGCACCACCGGGCACACACCGAGGCCGTGCTCCTTGACCTCGACCTTCGAGTAGTCGATGGCGACGCCCTCGAACGGCAGCGGGTCCGTACGCTCCCCGACCTGCTGCGGCGTCACCACATCGGACGGCACGTCCACGCTGTACGTGTACGTGTCGTCGTAGATCCGCACCGGCACGACCATCTGCGTCGGCGTCCCCGACTCGATGACCGGGCGGGGGATCCCGACCGACATGGCGTACTCGGCCCACTCGTCGTTGATCGGGTCCTCATACAGCGCAACCAGGCGCCGCGGACTGTACGGGGTGATCACCGGCACCGGATCGCCCGGCAGCACCGTGGCATACGACCACCCGTACTTCAGCGCCGCCCGGTACACGCCTGTCTGCCGGGCGTCCATCCGGTTCGGCTGCCACACCGCGTCCCACACCGGGGAGTTGTCCAGGGACTTCGACGGCCGGTAGCCGTCGACGAACAGGCCCTGCGCCACCGACTTCACCAGCAGCGGCAGGATGTTGAAACGCGCCTGGTCGACAAGCTTGCGGTATTCCCTCGTCGCCGACGACGGTACGTACAGGTCACACACCCGGTCCCGGTAGTAAGCGTGCACCGTGGCCAGACGCCCCATCTCCGCGCGGCGCCCGGCGAGCAGCCACGAGACCACCTTGCCGAGCTGCTCGGCGTTCATTGCCTCGGCCACGTGCTCACCCCCACCCTCGCACCCGGCCGGCCCGCTTCTTCGGACCCGCGTTGTACTTCGCCCACGCCGGCGACGCGAGCAGCATCCGCCGGGCCATCCGCGCGCCGATCGCGCATACCGCCAGGTCGATCTTGCGGGGCGACTCGCGCCCCTCCTTGCTGATGCTCACGCCGTACCGGTTCGGCCGGCGCCGGGCGTTCAGCACATGCCGGGCCAGTCGGGAGTCACCGTCGTGCGTCAGCGACCCCTCGCGGACGTCGATCTCCGCCCGCTCGCAGGCCTCCGTGAAGTCCCTCACGTGCCCGCGCATATCCCACGCCACCGCGTGAGCCGCCCGGCCCACACTGGCCTGGATCACCAGGCGCTCACCGAAGTCCGCAGCCCAGGAGTCGATGTACGACTCGAACTCCGCCACATCGGCGAAGAACGCCACCACGGTGCGCCGCTCGAACACGGCCCGCACCACCCGGTCCACGTCCGCCCGGTCCACACGCCAGCCCTCGCCGGCCTGCCCGGCCGGGCGCTCCCAGCAGCCCAGCACGAACACATGCCCGTCCGAGACACGGCACCCGACCAGCGCGGTCGCGTCGTCCGACTTGGACCCGTCGAAGAACATCACGATCGGGTCGGAGTCAGCGACCACCACATCCGGGGCCGCACACGCCGCCCACTCCGGGTGCGTCAGCCACGCATCCCGCGCCGCCGTCGGCTGATTGAAGAAGTACCGGCGGGAGTCCTCGACGTCCTTCTCGATGTTCCAGAACTCGTTCTCGACGATCCCGTCCAGGTCCAGCACGTCAGCGAACGGCCCGTACACCTCGCGCAGCGCCGCCTTCACCGCGTCGCCGTCCGTCAGGTCCACATCGGCCGGCGCCTCACGGTGGTCGAACAGCAACCGGGACGCCCGCGTCTTGCCGTCCAGGATCAGCTTCGCCCGCTCATGGGTCTTCTCCGCCACGCTGTTGTCGCCCGGCTGGTACATCGTCGTGGTCTGCAACGCCCACGGCTGGGCGTCCTTCCGCTTGCGGCAGTTCCTGTCCACCGTCGTGTACATCCGGCGCAACTCCGGCGTGACGTACAGGTGCGTCTCGTCGAAGATCGTGCAGGTCTCCTTGCCGCCGTCCTTCGACGAGCTGGACGCCGTCGAGGGGCGGATCTCCCCGCCGCCGGGGATGAACGTGCGGGTGATGCCCGCCGCCCCGCCGGGCAGGTCCTCACCCAGCGGCCCCTCGGCCAAGTTGAAGTAGATGTTGTCGTAGGTGTTCCCGGCCTGTTCCTCCTCGGTGGCCAGGCACCGGATGAACGGGTACGTGATCCGGCGGCCCATCGGCTCACCCGGCGCGTACCGGTACTGGAAGCCGTTCCACTCGAAGACCTCGCCACCCTCGGCCCACCCGGCGAACCGGCACGGCCCGAACGCCTCGAACAGCCCGATGAACGCCGCCAGCTCCGACTTCGCGCGGCCCTTCGCCCGGGAGATCACA